GGCTACGCCATTGCCGTCGATGGATGGTCTGGATATTTTCCGGTGGCGCATCAGGGTGGTGGAAATCTGGACAGACGAAGAGTGGAGAGATGGATCGCGGACGTACTGGCTTACCCTTCCGATAAGGTTATGCATAACGCCGCCTATGACTTGGGGTGGTTACAAGCAAGTGGTTTTAAGGTCAACGGACGGATCGTTGATACCATGCTCGCTGCCCCAATTCTTGACGAAAACCGCTTCAGCTACGCTCTCAACTCCTTGGGATTTGACTATTTACAAGAAGTCAAGTCAGAGCAAGGGCTCAAACAAGCCGCTGCGGACTTCGGAGTTCATCCAAAAAAAGAACTTTGGAAACTACCCGCCATGTATGTGGGAGAGTACGCTGAACAGGACGCAGCGCTCACACTGAAACTGTGGCAAGCATTCAAGATCCGCATGCGTCAGGATGAAGTTGAATCCATCTTTAACCTCGAAACAGAAGCCTTCCCTGTCCTGCACAACATGACAAGCCGCGGGATCCGCTTTGACCGGCCTAAATGTGAGCGGTTGATTGACCAGTTGATTGCCCGTGAGAAACAAATCCACAAAGATTTGAAATCACTTGTTGGATCCAACGTCGATATCTGGGCCGCACAAAGTATCGCATTAGCTTTTGATAAGCTGAACTTGCATTATGCGAAGACAGAGAACGGCCAACCGAGCTTCACAAAAGGCTTCTTGGATGGCTGTGAGCATCCGATTGCCAAGATGATTGTGGAGGCTCGCGAGACCAACAAAACGCACAGCACCTTCTTGCAGCCGTACCTCAACTTCAGCGAAAAGACCGGCCGTATCCATCCGCACGTCAACCAGATGCGCTCCGATGATGGCGGCACCGTTACAGGACGCCTGTCCATGGCCAACCCGAACTTGCAGCAAGTCCCCGCCCGCCACGAGATCATCGGCCCCATGGTCCGCGGTCTCTTTCTGCCCGAAGAGGGCGAGATGTGGGCATCAAATGACTTCTCCTCACAGGAGCCAAGGCTCTTAGTTCACTATGCCAACCTGCTCGATTTGCCCGGAGCCGACAAGATGGTTGCAGCCTATCAAGAGAACCCCAACACGGACTTTCACCAGATGGTTGCCGACATGGCCGGCATCAAAAGGAAAGCTGCCAAGACCATTGGCCTTGGCTTGATGTACGGCATGGGGAAGAACAAACTGGCAGCACAACTTGACCTGAACCTTGATGAAGCTTCTGAGCTCATCGACCAATTCCACAGGAATGTCCCGTTCCTCAAAGGCACAGTCAATGCCGTGATGAAACGGATCGAGCATCCCGCATCAGGCGGATCCATCCGCACCCTTCTTGGACGCAAGTGCCGGTTCCCGCTTTGGGAGCCGATGGAGTGGGGCGTGAACAAAGCGCTGCCCCGCGAACAAGCCGTCATGGAATATGGCCAACGGATCAAGCGCGCAGGCACCTACAAGGGATTGAACCGCCTCATCCAAGGCTCGGCTGCTGACCAGACAAAAGCTGCCATGGTGGCATTAGCTCGCGAGGGGATCATGCCCATGCTGCAGGTTCATGATGAACTGGCGCTGAGTGTTAAGACAAGGGAAGAAGCTGAGCGTGCAGCAGAGATCATGGCAACGTGCGTGAACCTACAAGTCCCCAGTCGGTGCGATGTGGAAATCGGACCCAACTGGGGCGAGGCGAAGTAACTATTCTTTCTTTTGTTGTGTGGCTGTATAGCTGTGATAAATATACCCAAACTCTATTTTTCCCACTAGGGCTTCGGGTATCCAAGACCTGCGGCCATCCTTGTACTGACGGAAGTGCCCGCGTCTCTTGTGTTGTCGTGGGCTGTTACGCCCGTTGCCCGTTGCCACAATGTCGTGGTCCTCAGACTTAGCAGTTACATCAATAACCTTCCACTCAAACAAGGGTTGCTTGCCTCTGCGGATACGCTTGCTGTTGGACGGCGATGCGATGGGTTTGTACACACGGGTTCTCTCGTGCATATCCATAGCCCTGCGCATGTACTCCGCATAAAGATGGCTGACCATTGAACTCCAGATCCGAAACACATAGCGCTCAGCAGTCATGCCTTCTGTGGAACATTCCAATCCCTTATCTCGCAAAGTTTGTATGTAACTCTCCGCGGTTTCATTTGGTGGCATAGAAACAAACTGCTCTTTACCCGTGCTTCGTATTGCCCCGCAATCACCAGCACTACCGCGCAATCTCGCAATTAATTCACTTTCATTGCGCTCAATAGTTATGCTAAGGGGCCTCACTTGTTTATTGGGTAGCCGAACTATGCCCATCTGCTCAAAGGGTAGCATCAGATCAACGGGGTCAGAACTAAACAGATCAGGGATGGCATCCATCACCTTATCGTATTTAGCGTCTGCCATATGGTCGAATTCACCAAGGTCAACCCATGTGTAGTCCATTGGGTCGCCTTCGGTGTAAACATCTTTGACCGCTTTCAATATGTTGGGGGTCATCGACTTTCTTGTCCTTATCTGATCCGCCCTTCGAGGCGGTCTGCTACCAACTTGGCGTAGCCTGCAATATCCAACCAGTGGTCCACCACGTCAGGATTGCCGTTCACAATGCGGCCAATCTTGTGGATGATCATGTCCATGGCTTCGGCCTGATCATGTGCCAACGTCTTGTCACGATTGTTCAAAGCAGCCTGTACAACACGTTTCAACATCTGCATGACTTCAGCGCCCTCGATGAACTTGCCGTACTCCACGGCCCGAGCGTCAAGGGTCTCGTCTACCTGATCTGCGTACTCGTACATTTCAATTTCCAATGGTGCGCTGCCGGCAGCGCTCTTCTGTTGTTTCTCCCACTCCTCTGCAAACTTGTCCAGAGGAATACCCAATTTATTGGCCATTTCCACCTGTTCAAGGTTGAGCAAAAATCTTTTAGGTGCTTTGTCACCCAATTGATCCCTCATCATATTGAGGCCCTCAACCGCCTGAGCGTATTGCAAAGGATCAAGGTTTAACTTCTTTGCAATCATTTTCTGTTGCTTTGTCAAAACAGGGCCTGCCGGAGCAAGAGTGGCTAACTGCTCGGACTTCTTAGGGAAGTTAAAGCCTGCCTTCTTCATCGCATTGCGCAGAACATAGACAGTTTGCTTGGTCAAGCCGAAGCGATTTGCTACCTCATTTGGCGATGCAGCAGGATTACTCTGCATAAATGAGCGGGCTTTTGCAGTTTTTGTGTTTTTACGTTTCATATTGGACTTTCTTCATATTGCGATTGCTCGCGTTGGGTTGATTTAGGAAAGAACTTTGGGTCAAGTCTTGTGAATGGCCACCACGCCATCAGTTGTTCTTGACTCAAAGGTTTTTGGGGCTGCTCTTGGGGTTGCAGCTTCTTTTGCTGTTTTAAAGACTTCATAATATTTCTTAGGCATCGGTGCCTTCTTATCTAACAAATTCCGGAGCCATTCCGCTCCGCCTAATTGGTTCAAAATCATCCACTGTCTATCAGACATCCTCACTTGTCTTCCGATCAATGGCTCGGGTGGTTTTGGTCTTGGCATGTTGTATTAAATTCCCTGTTGTTACTCGTTTGGTCCAACAGCAAGCGCAAATCCATCTTGCTGCACTCATTTGAATTCCACCTTCCGGTGGCCGCTTCTCTTCGCATTTATTACAAAGTTGTAATTGATGCACATGTTGCTTGCTTCCAAGCCGTAAATGTTGCTTTGTGAAACTCACGTTTTCATATTCCTGATATAGACGGCAAAACTCCCTATCGTATCCGGCCCAAAAGCCTTCATCTTCTCAATTTCCTTGGCCACCTCTTCAAGGACCAAGTTGCGCTGTGAGGACAAAACCCAAGGATCCCCTTCAAGCTGCGCTTCGACCATCTGGCGCTTGCGCCATCCCATGGCCTTCTCCCAAATGCTCAGTTCTTTCATGATTTCTCCTCTATGTTGTAAAACCAATCGTCGCCCGCGGACCACTTGCGGGTGCCGTCCACTGTCCACAATCTCTGCGCAGCTTGGAAGTCAGGAAACTTTGTCTCAGCAGGAACCAAACTCTGGTCATACCAGAGGCACCGGTTGTTGGGCTGACAGGCAAACTGACCGTTGTCCAAGGCCATAAAGTTAAAGCTCTTGTGCTCCTCGGCCTGCTCCGTGAACCCCGTGTCCAACTCCATCCCGTCAGCACAAAAGTCCACAGTGAACATGTAGCGCCCGTAATGCCATTCCTTGTCCTTGCCAAGGAACTTCACGCCAAGATTACGCAAGCCAATCTTTTCCACAATCGTGAACTGATAGCCCATGCAATCCCATAACTGCAAAGTATCTATCGGCAAATTGCCGGTGTAGTTCTCTTGCCACACGTAAGCATGAATTGGCAGCTTGTCGTACAGCGCCCCGTAGTGAGGCAGCAGGGATTCAATCCTGAATACCTGACCGCGCAGCGCCTTAAGACTGACCCAGATGGCCGGCTCTAACTCGCCATGGCCCTTGTGATCGTTATACAGAAACTCACGCTTCACAAAACACTTCATAGGCGGCAGTGATGCGACGATGTAACTCATGCTGCCCCTTTCATTTGCTTCAGCGCCGCCTGTAACCCTGCAAGGCCCCCGACCCGCTGACCGTTGATAAAGATTTGCGGCATCTGGCGCGCCTTCGCATCCTCCTTCATCAGCAGCACCCTGTTCTCTTCAATGTCCACACTGATCTCCCTGAACGGCAATTCCTGTATCTTCAAAACCATCTTGGCTGCCAAGCAATTGGGGCAGTTGCTCTTGGTGTAAATCATAATGTCCATGCTTCTACCCTTAGTTTCAAACCACGTGCCTGCAGTTGCTCAATAACTTCCTTCAAACTCTTTCGGCCCAAATTAGGCAACCTCAATAGCTCGTTTTCAGTCCACTGTTGCAACTGGCCAATCGTGAAAATCTTGGCCTCCTTCAAACAATTGCTTGTCCTAACAGTCAACTCAAGCTCTTCAACAAGCATTGATGGCATATCGCCCAAAAGCATCTGCTCAAGGACCAAGTGCCTTCTTTTAAGCATTTCTTCAGCAATGTCATATGCAACAGCAGCCAAGAAATGGTTGTTCACAATACCTTTATGCATAATCGCGGCCTTCATGGCCTCCATTGCAAACGCGTCTAATCTGTCTTCTCTAGTCATGGTTTACCTCCCCCAAATTTACACAAGCACCGAACCATGCCATGCCATGCCACAAATCACAGCAATAGGCCAATACAGCCACGCAGGTAAAAATTCAACTGCCGCTGAAATAACAAATGGCAAAGTGATGATGTGTAGGTACGCTCTCTGTTTCTTGGTCATGCTTGTTTCTCCTGTGACCACATGTGCAATCGCAGTCCCGCGCTTTCAACATCAAAGTTGTTGCGTAGTTCTTGCAAATGCGCTTTGGCTTCATCGTTAATGGTTTTACGCACATGTTGTGCAACTAGATGGGCAAAGAACTCAAGGTCTTTGTACTGATTAAACTCAAAGCGATGTTCATCATCTAGAACCCCTGCTGCTCGTGCCATCTGAATAATGTCTTCTCTGTTCATAGCACCTCCTCAAGAATGCGCCATGATTCCAACTTGTTGCCGTTTAAAGTAACCTCAACCGGAATGCCAACCATGTCTGCACATGAAGTTACTTTGGCTTGCTCCATCAGTTTGGCAACACGACGGCACATCTCACCCCAATGCTTGGTCTGATCCTCGACCGTCCATTGGCAGTGCTCATCCGGAGTGCGTGTCCATGTACCATCAAAGTCACCGACACCCCAACCTTTACCGCCTAGCGTGACTGACATACCAAACATTGCACCGTCGTAGCCACCAAGGCCAACGTCAAACTTTTGTATTTTGCCTAACTCTTTAGTCATGCTTGTCCCCTTGCTCGGATGGCTTTCAACACCCGATCTCCTAGTGCTTTATCTGCGCCAAGTAATGCAAGACCAGCCGTATTGGCACACGCCTCACGCTCCTCGGCAACAACCCTTTCAACAAGGGTCATCAGGTGCTGAGTACTACAGTGCCATGACTGGTACTCACGGTTTTGGTCTATTGCCTCATGCAACATAAAGGCTACTTGTTCTGCGTTGTATTTCATGCTTGCTCCTTCGCATACAAAGCCACAGGCTTATAAACACTGGACGGCTTCTTCAATCTAAAGTACTTGTGGCCAACAGCGTTCTCACACAGATAGCCAACCGGCTGCTCTAAATACTTTGCATAAAACGCATCAACTAACAAAGTAGAAAAATGCTCAATGTCCCCATGCAAGGTCAGCCCGTTGTCTTCAATCAATTTAAAGATTTCTTCTTTATCCATTCCCCTTCTCCTCATACTTATTGCACTCTTCCAACCAAATAGGGTCAAAGTTCCACGGCCAATGGAACCAACCCTTCTGCGCTGCCCGAGCATTGCCCGATATCAAAGCCTTAGGTTGTAAGCATTGGATGTGATGGGTCATGGGCA